TATCCCGGTAATGAGCATGTTGGAGCTTTTGGTTGTGATAGTTATGATATATCCGGCACAACAGATGGTAAAGGATCTAAAGGATCTTTACACGGCCTTACAAAATTTAGTATGGAAAATGCTCCACCAAATAAATTTTTTTTAGAATATATTGCAAGACCACAAACAGCTGAAATATTTTTTGAAGATGTTTTAATGGCATTAGTATTTTATGGTATGCCAATACTTGCAGAAAATAATAAACCTCGATTGTTATATTATTTAAAAAGAAGAGGTTATAGAGGTTATTCAATGAATAGACCTGATAAAGTTTGGAATAGATTATCAGTGGCAGAAAAAGAAATAGGCGGTATACCAAACTCAAGTGAAGATATTAGACAGGCGCATGCGGCTGCTATTGAAAGTTATATTAATAACCATGTTGGACATAAAGAAAACGGGCAATATGGAGATATGTATTTTAATATAACATTAGGTGATTGGGCTAAATTTGATATAAATAAAAGAACAAAATTTGATGCAGCGATAAGTTCTGGGCTAGCGATAATGGCATGCAATAAAAATTTATACGCGCCACGTCCAAATATTGAATTAAAAAATAAAGTTAATTTTAGTTTTGCTAAATATAATAATAAAGGGAATGTTTCAAAAATAATACGATAAATGGCTAAAGTAATAAAAAAAGGCATTTTTCCAAGTCAAGCTGTAAGCGACGTTGAGAAATCCAGCAAAGAATACGGGCTTGAAGTAGCTAATGCTATAGAGTCAGAATGGTTTAGAAAAGACGGATCAGATGCACGGTATTTTGCAAATAGAGATCAATTTCATAGATTAAGATTATATGCAAGAGGTGAACAAAGTGTAGAAAAATATAAAAACGAATTATCAATTAATGGTGATTTGTCATATCTTAATTTAGATTGGAAGCCAGTTCCTATTATACCTAAATTTGTAGATATAGTTGTAAATGGTATACAAGAAAGAACTTATAATTTAAAAGCGTATTCAGTTGATGGCGTTGCTTCAGAGGCAAGAACAGAATATGTTAAAGGATATTTAGAAGATATGCGTTTGTTTCAATTTAAACAAAACGTAGAAGCTCAGACAGGTTTAGATACATTTAATAATGATCCTAATAACTTACCTGAATCTGATGAGGAATTAGAATTACATATGCAATTAAACTACAAACAAAGTATTGAAATTGCACAAGAACAAGCTTTAACAAATGTATTTGATTTAAATAAATATCATTTATTGAAGAAAAGATTAGATTATGATATAGCTGTGTTAGGGATGGGGTGTGCTAAAAATAGCTTTAACACCGCAGAGGGAATAAAAATTGATTATGTAGATCCTGCCGATATAGTATATTCGTATACAGAATCACCTTACTTTGATGATTTATATTACGTGGGAGAAGTTAAAAGATTAACTATACCAGAACTTAAAAAACAATTTCCTGATCTAACAGATGAAGATATAATGAAAATAGAGGGTTATGGCTCAAGTTCTTCAAAATTACGTGATAAATTTTCAACTGTCAATTCAACAGATAATAACTATATTTATGTATTATTTTTTGAATATAAAACTTTTGAAAATCAAGTTTATAAAATAAAAGAAGGTAATAGCGGTTATCAAAAAGCCCTTAAAAAAGATGATACTTTTAATCCGCCTGAAGCAAATGAACCAAGATTTGAAAAAGTAAATAGAGCTATAGAGTGTTTATATGAGGGGGCTAAAATTGTAGGTCACGGAGAAGTATTAAAATGGAGAAAATGTATTAATATGACTCGCCCCAAATCTGATATTACAAAAGTACAGATGAGTTATAATATTGTGGCCCCAAGAATATATAAAGGAAAGCCTGAATCATTAGTAGGAAGAATGACATCATTTGCAGACATGATTCAAATAACGCATTTAAAATTACAGCAGGTTCTTTCAAGACTGGTACCAGATGGTGTATACTTAGATGCGGACGGCCTTGCTGAAGTGGATTTAGGTAATGGCACAAATTATAATCCGCAAGAGGCTTTGAATATGTATTTTCAAACTGGTAGTGTTATTGGTAGATCAATGACACAGGATGGTGATGTTAATCCAGGTCGAGTACCTATTCAAGAATTAAGAACAGGTGGTGGAAATAATAAAATATCTAGTTTAATAAATAGTTATAATTATTATCTACAACTTATGAGAGATGTTACAGGATTAAATGAAGCAAGAGACGGCAGTCAGCCTGATAAAAATGCTTTAGTTGGTTTACAAAAATTAGCTGCCGCTAATAGTAATACTGCAACAAGGCATATATTACAAGGTGGTTTATATTTAACTTTAAAAACAGCTGAAGCTGTATCTTTAAGAATTGCAGATGTATTAGAGTATTCCAATACAAATAATCAATTTATACAATCTTTAGGCAAATTTAATGTAGGTAATTTAAATGAAATAAGAGAACTACACATGCATGACTTTGGCATATTTTTAGAGTTAACGCCTGATGCAGAAGAAAAGCAACTTCTTGAAAACAATATTCAAATGGCTATTCAACAACAGCAAATAAACCTTGAAGACGCGATTGATGTTAGAGAAGTTAGAAATTTAAAACTTGCTAATCAATTATTAAAAGTAAGAAGAAAAAGAAAACAACAACTTGATCAGCAGTTACAACAGCAAAATATACAAGCACAGTCCGAAGCTAATGCACAATCGTCCCAAGCAGCAGCAGCGGCTGAAATACAAAAACAGCAAGGTGTTGCTGAAAGCAAAGTCCAAATTGCACAAGCTCAATCTCAATTTGATATACAAAAATTAGAAAGAGAAGCAGCTATTAAAAAAGAATTAATGCAATTTGAATTTGATTTAAACATACAGCTTAAAGAAGCTGAATCAAATGTAATTAATGATAAAGAAAAGTATAAAGAAGATCGTAAAGACGAACGAACTAAAATACAAGCATCGCAACAAAGTGAATTAATAGATCAGAGAAAATCTGGTAAGCCGCCTAAAAAGTTTGAATCCTCAGGTATGGATAACTTAGGTGGATTTGGATTAGAGCAATTTGATCCAAGATAAATTTTAAACAATTATATAATATTTTATTATGGCAGAAATTAAAGCAAAAGTGTTGGAAGACGAAGTAACGACTCCAGCTCAAAAAGAAAAAATGACATTAGTTGAAAAAGACGAAGTCATTAAATTAGATTTAAGTAAAACTAAAAACCAAGAACAAGATGCCGTTCAAGAACAAAAAACAGAAGATGGCGTGCTACGCGGAAGCGGCGAGAATGAAGAAGATGGGCAAGAAACCGAAATGGAATTGCAAGGAGTACGCGAAGAAGAAGTAATTCTAGAAGAAATAACCGATGAAACAAATAACCTTGACGAGGCGGGAATGGCAGGAGGCACTGAAGCTGCCGAACCCACACCGCAACAAGAAGAAATATTACAGGAAGAAAAAACACAAGAGCCTGTAGATTTACCAGAAAATATTCAAGAGTTAGTAAAGTTCATGAATGAAACTGGTGGAAGTATAGAAGATTATACAAGATTAAATGCAGATTATAGTAATGTAGATGAAAATACTTTATTGAGGGAATACTATAAACAAACAAAACCACATCTCAGTTATGATGAAATATCTTTTTTAATGGAAGATAATTTTGATTATGATGAAGAAATAGATGAACCAAGAGATGTAAAAAGAAAAAAATTAGCTCATAAAGAAGCGATTGCAAGTGCTAAAGACTTTTTGACAGGGTTGAAGGATAAATATTACAAAGAAGTCAAGTTGGGTTCTAAGTTATTACCTGAACAGCAAAAAGCAATAGAATTTTTTAATCGTTATAATAATGAGCAAAAACAAGCTGATGAATTATTACAGAAGCAAACAACACATTTTGCAAAAGAAACTAGTAGAGTTTTTAACAATGAATTTAAAGGTTTTAATTTTAATGTTGGAGACAAGAAATACAGGTTTAATATAAAAGATGTTAATAAAGTAAAATCACAGAATATATCAAGTGTCTTTGATAAATTTGTTAATCAGGACTCGCTCCTAACCAACTCTAATGATTTTCATAAAGCTTTATTTACTGCTTCTAATCCTGATTCAATAGCAAATCATTTTTATCAACAAGGTAAAGCAGATGCTGTAAAAGAAATGACGGCAGATGCAAAAAATATTAATATGGACCCTCGCAAAACTGCAGATGGGTTTGTTAATGCTGGTGGGATAAAAGTAAGAGCTATTTCAGGTGATGATAATTCAAAGCTAAAATTAAAGTTAAAAAATTATTAAACTAAAAAAAATTAATTAAAAATGGCAACAAACGTACAATTTGCTGGCCCAGCGGACAGCAGTATAGTTAATCCTGCTCAATCAAAAATGACATTACAAGGCAATTACCTTGATATTCAAAATGACGGTTGGGCTAAACAATACCTTCCAGAGTTATACGAAAAGGAGGTTGAAAGATATGGCAACAGAACAATAGCTGGATTTTTAGCTATGGCTGGTGCTGAAATGCCTATGCAATCTGATCAAGTTATTTGGTCTGAGCAAGGTAGATTACATTTAGCGTACAATGGTACTATTGATGTAACAAACGGAGAAATCACAGCAATAAAAAATATTGATGCACCAAACGTAACAGAAGCTCATGTAGTTAGAAAAAACGCTACAGTAGTAGCTGTTGTAGAGGGTGTAGTATTCAAAGCTTTGGTTAAAGTAGGAGCAGAAACTGCAACTGATACATTAACAATCGCACCTTATGGCGCTGAAAACGTTAATGATTTAGCTGGTACTTCTGCAACTGGTAGTAAAGCTATTAAGTTTTTTGTTTATGGTTCTGAATTTCAAAAAGGAACAGACACTATGGTTGAATCTATAGAGCCTCAATTCAAAACATTTACAAACAAACCAATGATAATTAAAGATCACTTTGCGATCAACGGTTCTGATACAGCTCAAATTGGGTGGGTTGAAGTATCTGGTGAGTCAGGTGAAAATGGTTATTTATGGTACTTAAAAGCTTCTGGCGATACAAGAGCTAGATTTGAAGACTATTTAGAAATGACAATGGTTGAAGCAGAAAAAGTAGCTAAATCAGGTACTGCAACTGCTGATTCACAATTACACGACTTAGCGGGTAATAACATTGAAGGTTCTGAAGGTTTATTACAAGCTATTGGTAACAGAGGTATGGTAGCAACAAATCAATTTGATAACCAAAGTGGTTCTCAAACAAATGCTGAGTCATTAGACGAGTTTGATTTATTGTTAAAAGAATTAGATAAGCAAGGAGCTATCGAAGAAAATATGTTATATCTAAACAGAGATGCAAATTTATTTATCGATGATTTCTTAGCGGGTCTTTCTGCAGGTACTCAAGGTGGTACTGCTTATGGAATATTTAATAACTCCGAAGACATGGCGTTAAATCTTGGATTTACAGGATTTAGAAGAGGGTCTTATGACTTCTACAAAACTGACTGGAAATATCTAAATGATGCTTCTACAAGAGGTCACGTAGGTGGTTTAAGTGGAGTATTACTTCCAGCAGGTAGTAGCTCAGTGTATGATCAGCAATTAGCTCAAAATGTAAGAAGACCATTCTTGCATGTAAGATATAGAGCTTCTCAAGCTGATGATAGAAAAATGAAAACATGGATTACTGGATCAGTTGGTGGACCAACTAGTAACAGTATTGATAAAATGGAAATTCACTATCTATCAGAAAGATGTTTAGTAGTACAAGCTGCAAACAACTTTATCAGATTTGATTCTTAATATTTATTAAAGGTAACGGGTGCTTCGGCACCCAATGCCTTTATTTTAACATTTTTATTATATTATATTATGGCAAAAAAACAAAAAGTAGCGGTGGCTACTGAAGAACCAGTAATGGTTTCTCCACCAAAACAACAAAAAAAAGTAGAATATAAAGATAGGTTATATCAATTAACTATTAATAATACACCTATTACATATATACTAAATAGTAGAAATATATTAATCTTTGATGAAGAAAAAGGTTATGAAAGAGAAATTAAATATTGTCAAAACCAAAAAACAGTATTTACAGATGAAATGAAAGGAGTTCAAAGATTAAGTCATATTGTTTTTAGAGATGGACAACTTTTTGTTCCAAAAGAAAAACAAATATTACAAAAATTTTTAGCTTTACATCCAAAAAATGGTACACTTTTTGATGAATATGATGCTGTTCAAATTGCAGAAGATGAATTAGATATTATAGAATTAGAAATTGAAGCTTTAACAGTTGCTCAAACAATAGAAATTGATCACGCTGAAGCAATATTAAGGTCTGAGTTAGGAAATAAGGTATCTACGATGGCTTCTAAGGAGCTTAAAAGAGATTTACTACTATTTGCTAAAACAAATCCTACTTTGTTCTTAGAATTAGCTAATGATGAAAATATAAATATTAGAAACATGGGTATAAAAGCCGTTGAAATGAATATTATAAATTTATCTTCTGATCAAAGAACATTTACCTGGGGCTCTACAGGAAGGAAACTAATAACAGTTCCGTTTGATGAAAACCCATATTCAGCATTAGCTGCGTGGTTTAAAACAGATGAAGGTGTTGAAGTTTTTCAAACAATTGAGAAAAAATTGAAATAATCGTTTATAGTGGTTAGGCCGCTATAAGCGGCTTAATCATTATATAAAAAAATATTATGGCAATATCAGTAAATGCAGTATACAGAACCGTACTTTCAATAATGAATAAAGAAGGTAGAGGATATTTAACACCTGATCAATTTAATAAAATCGGTGCGCAAGTACAATTAGATTTACTTGAAAAATCATTTTTTGATTATAATAGAGCAATGAACAGGAAAAAAAGTTTTGTTGTAAACGATGAGTATGGGGATTTGCCAAGAAACATAAAAGAAAAGATAGATATACTATCTAAAGAAGCTACATTAAACATAAGTAACGGTTTATCTGCATTACCCCCTGACTTATATAGAATTATAAATATAACATCAGGAAGCAGAACAATTAATCTGCAAGAAGTTAAAAAATCTGAGTTATCATATATAAACGCTTCAAAATTAACTAAACCTAGTTTAGACTATCCGGTATATTATTTAGAATCGTCATCTGCTAATGCTACTAATCAAGAAACGGTTTCTAATGTTGCGATAAATACCAATATAAAATTTTTACCAACTACATTAACATCGGCACAGATAGATTATGTTAAAATTCCACAAGAACCTAAATGGAGTTTTACAAGAACAAATAATAATGCCTATGAGTTCCAACCAGCAAGTGCTTATAATTTTGAATTACATCAGTCTGAACAAGTTAATTTAGTTATAAAAATACTTGCACATGCAGGTGTAATCGTAAAAGATCCTACATTAATACAAATGGCCGGAAACGAAGAAAATAAAAAAATACAACTTGAAATAACTAGATAATGGCATTACTACAAGAAACACAATATCAATATTACGAGTCCAGTCAAGTATTTGTTGCCACAGCAAATAATAAAACTCAGTTTACTTTAACATTCGATCCTATACCTTTTGATGCTAATAAATTTTTAGTATTCGTTAATAGTATAGAACAAGCATCAGGATTTACTTATGCTAATGGTGTACTAACTTTTGCTTCAGATTTAAATGTACAAGATGTAGTTACTGTTGAGTTAAAGAAAAAAAATTTAGGTAAATATAGATATATAACTTTAAATGATATTATAAATAACTATTTAGTTGCTTATGTTGGTGATGGTAAAATTATTGATAGCGCGAAAAAAACCGATATAATGTTTCACGCAAAACGAGGCATACAAGAATTTAGTTATGATATATTAAAGATTGAAAAAATTCAAGAAATAGAAGTAGGCCCTAGTTTATCAGTACCTATGCCCCACGACTATGTTAATTATTCTTGCATATCGTGGGTTGATGACTTTGGCGTAGAAAGATTAATATACCCTGCAAGATTTAGTTCTAAACCTTCTCAATCATTATTACAAGACGATGATTTTAATTATTTATATGATCAAGAAGATAATGCTTTAACCGGTACGCCAGTTACTGACGCTAGATTTAAAGAATTTGATACAACTAAAATTTCAGGTTCTGTTCCTAATTCACAAATAAATCATAGTGTATATGATGATGGAATAGATAGAATGGCTCTTACTGGCGCTAGATATGGTTTAAATCCTGAAACTACGCAACAAAATGGTTATTTTATAATAGATGAAGCGGGAGGAACTATTAATTTTAGCAGTGATATGACAGGAAGATTAATTACTTTAAAATATGTTTCAGATGGATTAGGCACTGATGATGAAATGCAAGTTCATAAATTTGCAGAAGACGCAATATATAAATATATAACTCATGCTATTGCTTCTGCTAAAGCTAATATGCCTGAATATATAATAAATAGGTTTAGAAAAGAAAGAAGAGCGGCAATGCGAAATGCTAAGTTAAGATTATCAAATTTAAAAATTGAACAGATGAACCAAGTAATGAAAGGTAAATCTAAACAAATTAAATAGTACATATGCCAGAAGTTAAAAATACCTTTATAAAAGGTAAAATGAATAAAGACCTTGATGCTCGTTTGGTGCAAAACGGAGAATATTTTGATGCGCAGAATATTCATATAAGTAAGTCTGAGGGCTCTGATGTGGGTACTGTGCAAAATATTTTAGGTAATAAATTAAATTATACAACAGGCGCTTTTAAGCTTGGGGTAAGAACTATTGACGCTAACGGAAATAATGATTTAGGAATTATTACTACAAATACAACAGACGGAACTAATGCTGCTGGTGCTGGATATAGCGGTGTGCCTAATGTTACTTCTGGATTTACAACAAATGGTAATGGTGTTGGCGGAAATGTTAATATTATAATAGACGGAGGTACTGTAACTAAAGTTACATTTAGCGGAACCTCATCTGGATATAAAGTTGGAGATACGATAACAATAAGTAAAGATACTGGTACTCCTGCAATTAGCGGTTCAACAGATGTTGTTTTAACATTAAGAGAAGAAGATTTATTAATTACAGAAGATGTTGGTACTGTTATTGGTTATTTTGCCGATAGTGAAGCAAAAAATGGTAAAAACACTATATATTATTTTGTAAAGGGTAATTCAAAACATAGAGATAATGTATACTATTATCAAGAAGGCACAGTCGCACCTATACCATTAATAAATAATTCTACTGATTTTTTAAAATTTGATACTGATTTTTTAATAACAGGTGTAAATGTAATTGATGAATTATTGTTTTGGACTGATAATAAAAACCAACCAAGAAAAATAAACACTGTAACTGCTACTAATAATACTTCATATTATAATAATGAAGATAAAATATCTGTTGCAAGATATTATCCGTATACAGCGCCAAAAGTATTAAGACAAGTTGATGGCACAGATCATACTGGTATACAAAAATTAAAACATAAAGCAACTGTAAACGGAGCAGTTAACAGCGCTAAAGTTATAGTTATAGCTCAAGCTTCAGATACAAATCATGAAATACATCCTGGCATGGAAGTGTTTTCTGACACAACAGCTTTAAACGCTAAAGTTGAATCAGTTAGCGCTGATGGTTTAACAATTAACGTAGACGCTAACATAAGTGCGGGAAATGGAGATATATTAACTTTTATAAATCAAAACGATAGACTTAAAGAAAAATTTGTAAGATTTGCATATAGATTTCAATTTAAAGACAGTGAGTATTCTTTAATATCACCATTTACACAACATTGTTTTATACCTCAAACATATAATTCAGCATATGATGGACATGATGCACAAGGAAGAGGATTAACAACTGCACAAGAAGTTGAGGCTAGTAAATCAACAATATTAGAAAGCATGATCAACGATGCGTCCCACGTTAATTTACAAATAGAATTACCTTCCGCAACACCTACAACAGATTTTGAAATTGAAAAAATTGAAATATTAATAAAAGAATCTGATCGACCTGATATAAAAAGTATAGCACAATTAGATATAACAGACGCTAGTGTAAGCAATGACAAAATATATAATTATACTTATAAAGGTAGTTTACCATATAAAACATTACCTGAACAACAGCTGACAAGAGTATACGATAACGTGCCTACCAAAGCAAAAGCTCAAGAAATAATTAGCAATAGAGTTGTTTACGGTAATTACCAAGAAGGATCTCAAAATAAACCTTATGATACAGGATTAAATTATTCTTTTGATTACACTCTTGCTGTGGGCGATAAAAGTGATACACAAAAATTTAGTACACAATATCCTTATCATACTATTAAAAGTAGAAGATCATATCAAGTTGGTGTTGTATTAGCTGATAGATACGGTAGACAGTCTCCTGTATTTTTATCTGACAATACTGAAAATTCTATTATAACTGTTGCTGCTCAGAATAGTACTGAAACAGCTCAAAGCTGGAATGGTCAAAATTTAGAAATAACATTTAACAAAAGAATACCTGAAACAGACGAAGCAGGAAGAAGTGTTTTACATAGTGCAACAAATCCAACAGGTTGGTATACATATAAAATTGTTGTAAAACAAAATGAATATGAGTACTATAATATATATGCGCCTATGACATTGCATGGTTTTCCGGATTCAGGTACTATGAGCGATCCTGGTTTATTTTATGATAATGAAGATAAAAGGAGCTGGTTAGTTTTACATGGTGATAATATAAACAAAGTTCCTCGAGATACAACAGAAGGGTCTGCAGAAGAAAATTCAATATTCCCAACAGATGTAGATTTATATCCAAAAATTAGACAAACTGTTTTTACTAATTCAAATTCTGGTGCAAACAATAATACGCTTAATATAATGGATGATGGGCCACTTGTAAATATTACAAGTATTGGAAAAGCTTTAGATCATGGACTGGATTTACATGACGGAACAACTCCATTTGCTGCTAACAATCAGGCATACACAGTTCTTTATAACTTTAAGAAAAATCCTTTATTAGCTGAAATGCCTAATGGGTTTGGTTTTGAAATAGCTGTTACGGCTGGTAATAGTCAATCTCCATTAAATTTTAGAGGTAGTGACGGTCTTTCAGTATGGGAAACAAAAGGTTTTGAAAGTGCGTTAGATATATATTATGAAACAGTAACTTGTGGTTTAATATCAGAATTAAATGCTGAAATATTACAAGGCCCTGGTGCTTCGGGTATTCCAACAAGCATTAAATTTAGTGATGGTACAACTGAAGCTAATTTAGCAGAAAATTTAACAGCTGGAAATGTTGTAGGTTCAACACACCTTGAAACATTTAATCAAGGGCCTAACGGTACTACACCGGCTGAAATGACTGGTATAACTTATTCTGTTATTCAAGTATTAAAAAATGGCACTGAAATAGATACAACAGGTAATTTGTTTTTTGATATACAAGACGCTGGAAATAATCAATTTCAACTTAAAACAACAAGTAACTTTGCTTATTTTGGAACATCAAGCGATACATATACAGTAAGAATTAAAGCGGAAGACAATAGTAATAATTCTACAATTCAAGATTTTTCAATATTTGTAACAAACTCTACACCATCAATAACCTTACCAAGCACGGCTACACACCCACATTTTCAATCAAATAGATTACAAGTATTTTTACCTTCATCTGCTACTAATGGTAGCGCAGATACAACACAAAATACATCTAATTTAACATTTAGTATTACAGGTGTTACATTTGATCCAGACGGTACGCCAAGCAATTCAAGTACACATGCCGCTAAGTTTAGTATAAATTCTACAAATGGTGCCGTAGCAATTACTAGTCATCGTTTTCCTGCTAGTGAGGTTGGAAAAAAATACAGAATAACTGTTCAAGTTAATGATAACAGCGGACAAACTAATAATGTTGCAAGTGATACTTGTGATGTAGAAATAGGTTTATGGCAGGCATACACAAATACATTATATGCTAGTAGCCCTGCGGGCGTTTGCCTTACTTTATGTAACAATTCACCAAGCGATACATTCTTTATAAAAAGACCAGATTCAGTTACAGCAAATTCTTTAACTGTTCAAATTGGAGATTTAGTTTTTACAGACGCAGCAGGAACAACGAGCGCGGGTAGTAAAGCAATAATTACAAATAATATGGCGGATGGAACGCATGATGTTGTAACGGGAGGTACGGTACAATCCGTGGGCGCGGGTAATGGTTGTACAGGTTTCCCTTGCCCTTAACCATATGATTAGGGAATTAATAAAATGTGTAATAATTAATATAACATGGCAAAAACATTAGACATTGGTTATTTTAACTCTATATTTATTAAAAGTGATGAATTTGCAGAAACTGCAAATGTTCCAACTAATAGATATTATATAGAAGAGGCAAGAATAAAAGGTGGATTTAATGAAACATTTATGGAGCCAGGCGTTAGAGCATATGCTGTTAATGATGATTATACTGTTATAAATAGAAAAAATGCAATGATTTATTCTGGTATTTATAATTCTAAAACAGGTGTAAATGAAACAAATCAATTTCCTGTTGGTGCATCAATTACAAAAGCCGTAGATATAACAGATGGCTCAATACAAAAACTACACGCTGAAGACCGTGAATTATTCATATTGCAAGAAGATAAATGTAATGCCGCTGGTATAAATAAAGATTTTATATTTACAGCTGAGGGCCAACCAATATCAACGTCTTCTAAAATTGTTATAGGACAAGTAAGAACATTTTTAGGTATATATGGTATAAGTTTAAATCCAGAAAGCTTTGCTGTTAGAGGAAATAGAAAATACTTTACAGATAAAAAGCGAGGTGTTGTTTTAAGATTAACAAGAGACGGGTTAACTGAAATATCTAATTATGGTATGAGAGATTATTTTAAAGATAATCTTAAATCAAACACAAAACTAATTGGAATGTATGATAACGTAAAAGATCAATACATTCTTCATTTAAAAGAAACTGTTAATACTGTTGGTTTTGACGAAACATCAAAAGGTTGGACTAGCTTTTATAGTTATTATCCTGAAAATGGTTTCACATTAAATAATAAACTATACACTTTTCATAAAGGAAATATATATACACATTATGAAAATACAGATTATAATGTATTTTATGGCAAACCAGCAGCGGCATCAAGTGTAACAGCTATTATAAATACTGATACATCAGTAGTTAAAACTTTTAAAACATTAGGTTATGAAGGTACTACAGGTTGGTTTGCAACAGATATTAAAACAGATTTAGATGATGCAGCACACACAGATTTTGCTGTTAACATTGCTAAATACCAATATGATTTTAATACTGATTTTATATTACCCTCGATGTTTCAGAAAAAAGAAAATAAATATTTTTCAATATTACAGAATGCTTCAACAGCTGGTCAAGAAGACGAAATATTATTTGGGGCTAGTGTGTCAGGTGTAAAAGGAATGTATTTACATACTACATTAGAAACAAAAGAAAATAGTAAACAAGAATTATTTACAATCTTAAGTGAGGTTGTAATATCATCAAAATAAAAAATTATGGTTGCATCATTAATAGGAGCGGGCGTCAGTATGATAGGTGGGCTTATAGGGGCCGGCAAAGCTAGACGTGCAGCTAGAAGACAAAGCAGAGAAGCTGATAGGTTAAATAGACGAATTCAAAGTTTAGAAGCAAATAGACAAGCGGTTATAAACCCGTATGAAAATGTGAAAGATTTAAGTGACATGGTTTCAAATCCTTTTGAAAATTTACAAGTTGCAACTGCAGCATCTGAAATGAGGGCAAGAGAACAAGATTTATCATTAGCAACAACATTAGATACACTAAGAGCAACAGGTGCAGGAGCAGGTGGTGCTACAGCATTAGCTCAGGCTGCTTCAAGAAGTAAAGCAAATATTGCCGCGGATATTCAAAAACAAGAAGCTCAAAACGCAAGACTAAGAGCACAAGGTGAACAACAAATGCAACAATTACAAATGAGAGAAGCTGCGAGAGTACAAACAGCAGAAGCACAAGGTAAAGCATTTATGTTTGGTGCTCAAGAAAAACGTGAAATGTCACAGCTAAATAGATTATCAGCATTACAACAAAATGCAGCAGGTCAGGCAGCGCAATTACAAGGCCAAGCAAGCGCAATGACAGGACAAGCATTGGGTGCACTTGGTAGTGCAGTGGGATCAGCTATTGGTACATCTATGTATAATAAGTCTCTAGGCGATAATACAACTTCACAAATTAATTTACCTTTTAATATAGGTTCTTTTAGAAAAGCTAAAGCCGGTGGCTTTACGGGAACTAGACAACAATATAGAGATGTTCGACCTTTCATGGAATCTTACGGGCCTTTATTCGCAAAAATTTAAAAAAAAATAAAATAATGGGAGCATACGAAAATCCAAGATTCTTTAACGCGCCAAACTATATGGCAGGAACGCAAGCGTTTTTAACTACTTTTAAAAAAGGCTTAGATGAAGGTGTACAAATGGGCGAAGACCTTATTGCAGATAGAAAAGAATATGAAAAAGGTATATACGAAAGAGGCGAAGAATTAAAAGAAAGTTTAGATGCAGCTTTAGGCAATACTACAGATGCTAAATCTAAAATACAAGCTTCATTAAAACAATTTTATGATGAAGCATTAGCGGTTGATGTGCCAACTAAAAAAGGGTTAGGTGGCTTATTTGTAAAAGCACAAGAAAGAAGGCTAGGTGATTTAGATTTAATAGAAGCTCAAAATAGCTTTACAGATGCTACCACGGGTATTAATACAGCTTTTAATTATGTATACGATCCTGAAACAGACATAATGGAAAATGAAGATAGAGGCCATGAAAATTATAAAGAAAAGAAAGCTATATATGAAGCTATAAAAAATAATTTCAAAAACGGAGGTGGAACAGATTTTAATTATAAAGATGGTAAATTTAAAGGAGGTATATCTGTAAACATTGGAACAAAAGAGAATCCAGAAATAAAAGAATATTCTACAGCAGAAATCCAAGCTATATTTACAGCATCAGGAAAAGAGCAAAGAGATATTATTGATACTAAGCATAATGAAACAACCGAAGCTATTTTTACTGAAAGCCAAGCAGAAGTTAATAATATAATCGAAAGAGCAAAACTTGGTACAAATGATAAATATGCAGATGCTTCAGTAGAAGTAGAAAAAATTGCTAGAAGAAAATTAGGTATTCAAGAAGATGGATCAATGAGCCAAATGAGTAGAAAATTTATTAATGATGAATATAATAATCATGCTAATATAAATGTTGATAATAAAACTAGCATTATGACCTCGGCTCTTAGCAACTTTAAATTAAATTCAGAAGAAATAGAAAGAATAATTGATGAGCCGTTTGATATTGGGCTAAAAACATACGAGTCAAGATATGGTGCGGAAAATGCTAAAGATATTAAAAACGCTGTTGAAAAAGGTAAAGGCGAAATTGTATTGGCATCGTATATGGAAGAAATGAAAGGCAGAGGGTTAATGGATAAATCATTTGATTATAAAGCCCCAGTAGATCCTAACGCTGGCAAAGATAATGATAGTAGTCCAATTAGAGATTACGCAGCTACTAGAGCTGGTACCATATCCAACATTACTTCTAATAATATGAATATTAGAATTAACCCAATGGATTATACTGGCTCAGTACAGGGGAGCGGCGGAAGACCTAATGCAACTGGTATTGATGGTTTACCAATTGGAAAAGAAGTAAGCCCAGGGGTGCGTGTTTATGAAAATCCAGAGTTTAATGCTAATCAACCTGCAAGCGAAGAAAATCCTGAAAAAGTATTTGGTTCACAAGCAACAGACGCAATGAGAACTTCTTTTATTGGTAAAGTAATTAAAATTAGTAATACAGGAAAACTTCAAAGAGTTGAAGATGTATTTATTGATTCAGATGGTAATGTTAAATTTGATTATGAAAGCGGAGAAGCAACAAAAGTTGTAGATGGTGAAAAAGTAACAGAAGACTTGCTTGATACAAGTACAGCATTTAATATATATGAACCTAGCTCTATGAAAAACATGTATAAAGCTATGATGACTGATTTAAGTGGAGAAAAAAGTAAAGTAGAAGCAGATAATTTATATAATGAATTAATATCTGATGCGTATTTAAATAAACCTGAACAATTCGGTTCTGAAAAAATGAATAAATGGGCAAAATATATAATGGATAATAATAGCTTAGAAAAAGTTGTAGGAAATCCAAATTTTATTAATTGGTTAGTTGTACAAGATAATGGTGCTGACTTAGCTAATGATCACCCATTTAAAAACACTTATAAGCTATTAAAACTCAACAATTATAGTAAATTTCAAGTAAATTAATTTTATAATATGGAAGAATTATACGAACTAAACGGTAAACAATATAGCCTACCGCTAGATGAAGTAGCTGGGTTTTTAAAGTCGTTTCCTGAAGCTAAAAAAGTAAATCAGGATTTTCAAACTCCCACAGCACCGGGTGCGGTTGTGGAGGAGCCTATAGCACCCGATATGGTATCTCAATCGGAAAGTGGTTCTTCGGAATCACAAAATAATCCTTTAGGTCTACCAACATTTACTCTTGATGAAGCAAGGGCAAACACACCTAAACAACCAGAAGGTGCTGTTTCTGAAAATTTTCAAAGAGGTGAAAATTTAAAAAAATTAAATAATACCGTAAAATATTTAATAAACAACGGACAAAGAAGAAGAAATGCGTTGCCCGATGATCTTAGGGGTAAAAGTTTAAAAGAAATTGTAAAAGGCGGAACTAACGTTGTTGATATAATTAAAAAAAGAGCATTAGATAGTTATACAGGAAATGTTGCGGGATCTATGTTTACATTTGGTGGCAATAAGTTACACAATGAAGTATATAATGATTTAAACCTTGATGAAACTGATTTTGAAAAAAGTATAGAAAAAGTTTTAAATGAAGCTATATTAGAAGAAGGAAAGATACAACAAGAAACTGTTTTAAATAGTAATATTAAAAAAGAAGATGTAGAGGAAGAAAATGCCTTTATTATAAATAACTTAAGCCCTAGTAAGAAAGCGCTACAAGAAGCTATAAAAAAGGAACAAGAGTTAAATGAAATAATATTAAATGGAAATCCTACAGAAAAAACACAGGCTCAATTAGAGTTAAATAAATTAACGCCTACGCTAGATGGATTAGCAAAAAAAATATATGGACCGATGTCCGACACTAAATTTTTGTTTGATGGTAACAAACAAAGAATAGATGATCCTAATGCTCCCGGCGTGCAAGATTTAACTGCAGAATATCAAGCTGAATTAGAAACTCAACAGGAATTAGCAAAAACAGATTACGAAAAATTAGAACAAAATTATTTTTATCATTTACAAGAATACAGAGATAATCAAAGATTAATTAATCAAACTATAGATTTTGCACCAAATGGTAATAATGCTGACTTTCAAGCTATAAATTTATTTAATAAAGGATATAAAGAATATAGAACAGAAGATGGTACAAGAGTTTTTAAAGATGTTCCATTAAAAGACTTATTAACATATTCTGGACAAGATGATGTTGATTTTACTGATTTTCGTAAAAGCGGTTCTGAAGGTGCTATAAAATTAGATGTTGCAGGTATATTTAAAGATTATAAAGAAGATGCCGCTAGACTAGCATTAGAGAGAGAAGCATATACAAATACTATTCATTTAAACATTGACCCTGCTAGCCGTAAAAAAAGCGCTATAACTACTGTTGAAAGATTTTTTGAAACCGCAACAGAAGCTTTTATAGGAAAAGAAAATGCTGAAAAAATTGGTACATCAACTATAAAAGAGTTAGACCAAATTCAAAATATAATGATTAATTCAGGTTTGCGTTTAACTGACGCACAAAAAGAAAACTTTGAAAGATCATTTGCATTAAAAGCTGCTGAAAATATAGGATATTTTGTTCCTGAGTTAGCTAAGTTTGCTATTGTTAACTCTATTACAGGCGGCGCATTATCTGCTACAGGAGCTGCTAAATTGTTAAGAGGACTTCAAACATCTAAAAGATTTCAAGATAAAGCAACTTATCATTTTTTAATGGCTGCAATGGAAGAAGCTAAGTTTGAAGCTGTAACTTTAGGTGAGGCTAAACCATTTGCGGGTTCTGGATTTTATTTAGGTGGAACCGCATTTAGATCTGTAATCCCATTTAAATTTAAAGGTAATGCTGCACAATATAATCAGCTATTAGGAAAAGTAGTTGGAGGTGGAGTTGGTGGTGCTGTAGCATCTGAAACTGCTTTAGTAGCCGAAGGATTGTATCAGCAGTTAGCTGGCAACAAAACTTTCATGAAAGAAATGGAAGAGCTTTTTGGTGAAGATTCTGATTGGGTAGAAAGATTTGGATTAAGTGCTGTAACGTTTGCTACTATTGGTGCTACTAACGCTAAAGCATCTGATTTTAAAAGTATAAAACAAAGAGAGGCTATAGTTAATAAAGCTTTAGCAGAAAATAAAAGATTACAGCAAGAAAATATTTTATTGCAAAGCGGAGAGGGCGGTCCTTTACCATCCTCACCCGCAAACCAATTTAAAATAAATAATAGAAAAATAGAACAAAATTTAGCAAAGATACATTATTTAAAAAAAGATATAGATAGAGCAAATGAATCATATAATAAGCTAGATTTAAAAAAGGTTGTTGAAAGACGTGATGCTGCTGATAATATAATTATTAATCCTGAATCAAGCCTGTCACAAATAAAGCAAGCTAGAAAAGATAAAGCCGAGGCTAATGCTCAATTAAGAACTGCAAGAGCATCAATTACAAATAGTTTAGAAAATTTAAAAGCATCAAAAACTTTAGGAGAATTTGATTATGTAGTAAAAGAAGGTAAAGAAGGTTTTGTTAATAAAGAAAACAATGCTGAGTTTGATGCTAAAGGACCTAATGGTAAACCTGTTATAAGAATAGATTTACTATCTTACCAAAAAGGTATGCAAGCGCATGAGGTTACTCATTTATTAATGAAACAATTATTTAAAAGTAATCCTGATGTTGCTAATAAAATGAAATTTTATATTAATAAATTAATAAATGAAAAACTAAAAGATAGTGGTTTAGAAGTTGGGGATATAGCAAAGTTAGAAGATTTAATAGATTTAAATTATAAAAATCCTAAAAATCGAGGTGAAGAATATATAGGTAATTTAGTTCAGTTATTGCAAAACCCAACATATGCTAGATTGTT